GACTTCAAAGCATTTGAAGAGGAAGGCGATCTACATATAACTGGAATGGCTAGCACTATTGATAAAGATCGTGTTGGTGACATTATAGAAGCTGAAGCCTGGGAAAAAGGGGGCTTAAAAGACTATTTAAATAATCCAGTTATACTATTTAATCACGATTATAATCAACCTATTGGCAGAGCCGTAATGGTAGAGACTAACAATGGTGGGCTTCAAATGAAGGCTAAAATTGCTAAGTCTGCTGGTCATGTAGGTGACTTAATTAAAGAGGGTGTCCTTGGAGCTTTTTCCGTAGGTTTTCGAGTCAAGGATGCTGAATATATGAAGGAAACCGACGGATATAGAATCAAGGATGCGGAATTATTGGAAGTGTCAGTTGTATCAGTACCTGCCAATCAGACTGCGACCTTTTCTTTAGCGAAGAGCTTCGATTCCTCTGAGGAATACGAAGCATTTAAACAATCTTTCACGACTGCTGATGTAGAATCAAAAACTGATGTGTCTCATAATGATGACACTATTCAAAAAGAAGAAACTGACCAGTCAATGCCAAAAGACTTATCTCAAGTCGAAGCACAGGAGAAAGAAATGAGTGATGTTGATATTGACGCCATCGTACAGTCTGCCGTTGAGAAGGCGACTACTGCCATGGCAATGAAAGAAGCTGAGCGTAAGGCTGAAGAAGCTACTCGACTTGAAGAGGAGCAAAAGGCTGTGGCTGAAGCAGAAGAGCAGAAGAAAGCTGAGGAAGAGCGAATTTCTGTGGCTGTAACAACCGGCGCTGAAAAGCTTATGGAAGACCTCGAAGAGAAATTCCAACAGAAGGACGCTGACCATGAAAAAGTGGTTGCTGAACTTCAAACAGAAATCTCTGAGAAATCTGACGAGATTATGAAAATCCGAGAGAGCAAGCGTGTGTTTGCTGATCGCGGTGGCAAGAAAGGACTTGGCGAAGGTTTTGAAACTGAAATCGCTGATGCCTCCTTGTTGGGTGTTATTACTCGAAAGGGTTGGGACACGGACTATGCTAAGGATTTGATGGAGAAAGCCACTCCTAATGACAACGCCTCTATTATAGTACCTGCCGCTGAAACTGTAACAGTGTTTGAATCTATTGCGTCAACGCAAGTAGAGCAAGACATTGAGCTTGAACTTGTACTCAAGCCTCTATTTAGAGAAATACAAATGACAGCAGCAGCAATGCGTATTCCTACATTCCCAGATGCAGGTTATGCTGAATTTGCTGGTGGTGGTTCTTCCTTTACAACCGCTGCTGGATCAGGTTCTGGCTCCGCCTACAAAGGTAACTTAGAAGCAAGAGATGACACTGTAGGTTCACCCTACGCTGGCATGCAAATGACTTCTAAAGTACTTACCGTTGATAAGTTGGTATCTACCACTTATCTTGCAAACGAAGTAGAAGAAGATGCAATTCTTCCTATTCTTCCTTTGCTACGAGAAGCAATGGGTCGTTCTCATGCACGAGCTATTGAGAACTCAATTCTTCTCGGATCTGTAGGTGATGCATCTCCCACTAGCTTGGCAACTTCAAGCACTGACGCAACCTTTAGTGGTTTGGTTAGAATAGCTGCTGATGATGCTAAAGTTTCAAACAGTGCTGCACATACCGCAGCTGTAGACGCTGACTATCTATTGGATATGAGGCAAGACATGGGTAAATATGGACGTCGACCTGGAGATTGTGTATTCATAATCTCATTAGAGGCGTACTACTCATTACTAGATGATACTGGTTTCCAGAACATCAACGAAGTTGGTGATCAGAGAGCGACCAAGATCACTGGTGAAATCGGAAACGTTTGGGGTTCACCTGTAATCATCTGTGACGAGTTCCCAGCAACTGCAGCAGCCAAAGTATGGGGCGTAGCTGTTAATCCTCGTAATTTTGTAATTCCTCGCCTTAGAGGTGTTACGATTGAGCAAGACTACGATGTAGAGAACCAACGAAGAGTGTTGGTTGCAACTCAACGTCTTGGATTCGATCAGTTGTTCTCAACTGCCGGCCAAGTTGTTGCTAGACACTACACTCCGTAGTAGTTAGATTAAGCATAGGGTGCCTTCGGGCACCCTAGGTTTTTACAAGGTTATTTATGGCAGATTTAATTTCATTAGATACTTACAAGACTATTGAAAATATCACAAACGTAAAAGACGACGATAGAATCGAAACGTTGATTACGGCTATAAGTAAACTTGTAAAAACTTATTGTGCTAGCGATCTCATTGATAAGTATTCTACTACTATTACTGAGTTTTTTGATTTACAGTACCAAGTAGAATACATACAGTTAGATGAGGGGCCTGTTGTGGATAACTCAACTCTTGCTGTATATGAGCGTCAGAGTCAAGACGATGACTATACTCGATTGTACAGAGATGGCACTGATGATAAATACGAATGGTACTTAGACTCTAAGACAGATAGTATTTATAGAACATATGATTCTGGCTTGTATGCGTACTGGCCAAAAGGTGTAAAATGCGTAAAGGTAGAATATAACGCTGGATATGATTCTACACCAAAAGATTTAGAACTTGCAGTAGTTGATTTGGTTACCTACTACTTCAAGGATGAACACAAACAACGACGAGTATTAGGCGGAGCAACCTTGCAAAATCAAGGAACTTCTAGCTTACAAGATAACGTCGGGTTTCCAGACCACATTAAACGTGTTCTAGATATGTATAAAATGAAATGAGTAAGAAAGCATTATTTGATTTATTAGAAGAGCAGCATAATTTCTTATCAGGGGATAGAGTGCCACGAATTAATTCAAAGGGAGACACAGTAAAAGGTAAAAGCATATACCGAGAAACAAAATCAGATAAAAAACCAACTGTAGCTGGTACTGATGTAGATACATTAACTGCAGAACTAATAAAAGAAATAAAATTATATAATGATGTTACAGAAGCTGATATAAAACCTATAGTAGAAAAACACGCAAAATGGTATGTAGCAGATTTGTATGAGTACTTTGCTACTGGCAAAGGTTCGATGGCCAATACGAATACTGCAAACAAGTTTAAAGTACGCTTAATTGGAGGGCCCACAGCTTTTGGAGTAGGTGTTAGAGCGAGAAAAGGAGGCAAGCCTTTTAGGCTTATACGAAATGGGGTATCGGGCGAAAACGATGGAAAAAGAAAGCAAGTATTGGTAGATAGAATTAATGAAGAGTTAGAACTACAAAGAAAACTGACACCCGGAGCTTTAGCTGTAACTCACCAAGAGGGTTCAGCCGTAGCAACTCAAAGAGAGGCTGTAGTATTAGAGAATCTTCAAAAGTTTATGGTGGCTAGAGCGAACCAAAAAGAAATACTAAGAGTACTGCAACAAGAGGATGTTGAAACAAATAGAATAACACATGAATTGCTTACTACTGGAAAGTTTTTTGATATAATGACACTCAGAGTAGGTATAGGCTCTGGAGGAGAAAATAAGTCTCAAGGAGCTGGCGATGATGAGCAAGGAGCTATAAAAGACTTAAAAGATGATTTAATAGCAATGATGAGTTCTTATAAAGATCCAGGAAGTTTAGAAGGATCTGATACTCCTGTACAACGAGTACGAAAAAAAGTTTTACATACTTTAAAAAAAGAGCTTAAAAATAAAAACATTAAAGTAAAGTTTGAAAATACTAAGATTGATTTAAAAGCTCAAAGAGCAAAAAGAAAAGATAAAGGTAAAAAAGCTACTGGTATACCTTTTAAAGGCGATAACTCAACCACAGGAGGACGAGGACGTAAGAGACAATCAGGAACCGGTCAAGCGCAAAGCTTTATGCAACTAGCAGGACTAATAAACCAAAAGTTACCTAGAACTGTTATGAAAAATATGAAGCCTCCTGGTCTTGAAAATGTAACGGGAAGATTTGCAAGTAGTGTTAGAGTAACTGATGTAACTGCGACTCCAAAAGGATTTCCTTCCATAGGCTATACTTATGAAAAGAATCCTTATCAAGTATTTGAAATGGGTCAAGGTGCAGCTCCTTGGGCTACCTTAGATAGAGACCCAAGAAATGTTATAGATAGGTCTATACGAGAAATAGCAGCCGAAATGGCAATAGGAAGATTTTTTACTAGGAGAGTTTAATGACCAGTCCAAGAGAGTTTACCTCACGAAGAATTGCTATAGTTGACGCTCTCGTAGAAAAACTGGAAGAAATAGATGGAAGCGGTAACTATAGAACAGATTTAAATGGTAATGTATCTCGTCGATTAAGATTTTGGGACGAGGTAGATGAGTTTCCAGCCATACATGTAAGTGCTGGATCAGAAACTAGAGAATATTTAGGAGCCCAGAATAAAACTAGATTCATGAACTTAACTTTACGTTGTTATGTAAATGATGAAAATTCTGTAGAAGCTCTTGAGGGATTAATGGAAGACGTCGAGACGGTCTTAGATACACACAGTCGATTAAGGTATGTTGATAGGAAGTATGATTTTCAATATACACAATTAATTACTGTACTAAGCCTCGATACCGACGAAGGAGCGCTCGAACCGCTAGGCGTCGGTGAGATTGTCTGTGAGGTTCGATATTAAGTAACTTTTAGAAAGTTAGGAAAACGGAGATAAAAAATGGCATTACAATTTCAACGTAACGCGAAACTGTATGTTGAACTCACGAGTAGTCACGGTGGTGTAACGAGTCCTCCTTTCATATGGCAAATACCTGTATTGGAAGGATTTACTTTTAGCCAAGCTATCAACACTTCAGAAATTACTGTAAACGAAGCAGGCAATACATCTCGAAGAGGACGACTTTTGTTCAACGACTCGCTAGCTCCAGTGGAGTGGAGTTTCAGCACATATGCAAGACCACATCTTAGCTCTAGCCTGTCTCCTAATACTGTTCACGCAGTAGAAGAGGCACTTTGGGCTATGTTTGTAGGTGCTGGTATGTATGATGGCTCAGATAATTGGGATAATGGA